CCTGGCCGCCCCCGCGGGCGGCACTCCAGCCACGGACGTGGACTACGCGTGGACCGGCCAGTGGTGGGCCAACGCCGAGGTAACGATCACCGCGGACAGTATCTCCACGTCCACAAGTGCCGCGTCCGGCACGACGGGGCGTATCGGCACCAACATGCGGGATTTGCCGGGTGGCCGCACCTATCGGCTGGCCCTGGTGGTGTCCTCCGTGGGGGCCGCCCAGGTTCTCCTGGGCGGCTACTACCTGACCACCTCCGGCGCCTACTCGCGGTCCCTGTGGCCCACCGGCAGCGGCAAGCAGCTTGCGGCGGGCACGGACCACGCCACCATCTGGTCTGACCTGCCCGTCCAGTACCGGGATGGCGAGGCCAGGTGGCAGTTCATCGGCTACCTGCGCGCCGGCGGTCAGCAGTTGACGGTGCACGAGGCCGTCGTTATGGATGTCACGGACGCCGCCGCCAGCGAGGCGGCCCTGCTGGTGGAGTGGCTCGACACGGACGGCCAGGTCGTGGATACCACGAGCGTGCCCGCCGCCATCGGCTCCACGCTCGACGGCGGCAACCGTACGGTCCTGACTGGGCAGGCCCCGGCCGGCGCCGTGCAGGCGCGCCCGGTCATCGCCAGCACCGGCGGACCGCTCTACACCCGCCACCCGCTCCTGACCGTCACCACCACCGCCCCGGCCATCACCGACTGGTGGGACCCGGGCGCCGCCTTCGCGCAGATCGACGGCCAGACATACACCACCAGCTGGGACGGGCCGGCGGGCGCATCCACCGCCACAGTCACCCCCGCCTCACCGGCGGCGGTCTCCAACCGCGTCTGGCGGAGCGTAGACGGCGGGGCCACATGGGAGGTCGTGGACGAGGACGCCCCGCTCGACGTGATCATCACCGACCCGCACGCCCTATCCAACGGCACCACCCTGTACCGGGCAGAGGCCGTCTCTGCCCTGCCCTCATCCGCCACCACCACGACCCCGCTCGTGACCGACTCGCAGGCCATGTGGCTCCACGGCGGCGACGGATTCCACACGTTCGTGGCCCTCCCCTGGGACCCCGTGCACGAGTTGACCCCGGCGCTGGCGGAGCGTGACCTGGTGTACCTGGCGGGCCGCATGCGCCCGGTGGAGCTGTCGGGGGTGCAGACCTCGCGTGCAGTGTCCTGGTCTGCGACGCTGACCGATGACGAGTACGAGGAGTCGGTGTTGGCGTTGCAGCGGCTCGCGATGCTGCCGGCCCCGTTCCTGTGGCGTGACCCGATGGGCCGCCGCATCTACGGGTCCTTGTCCGACGTGTCGCTGCCGCGTGCCCTGTCCGGCCTGTGGTCCGTGAAGGGGACGATCACGGAGGTGGACTACACGCCATGGCCATGACCCGGTTCGACATCCTGGCTGACACGGGGGCGCTGTCGGGTAGCCGGCAGGTGTCCTGGCAGGTGACCCTGCTATCGCGTACGGGTGAGGAGATCGGCCTGCTGGACGGTGTGACGGGCGGGTCAGTGTCGGTGTCGTCCACGACGCGGCTGCGCGGGTCCGGCACACTGGAGGTGCGGGACCTCGGGCAGGAGGTGGACTGGCTGTCTGACCGGGTCCGCCTCACCTACACCATCACTGGCGGCCCCTCCTGGGATGTGGGCGTGTTTCTGCTAGCCGCCCCCAAGCGGGAGTTTGGGGCGTCGGGTGCGGCGCGCAGTATCGAGCTGTCCGGCGTGCTCGGCGTGCTGGATGAGGACACCACGACGGGCACGTACGTGGTGCCCGCCGGCACTCTGGTGACGGACCGGGTGCGGCAGATCATCGAGGCGACGGGTGAGCGTGCGGCGGTCACTCCCTCGGACCAGGTCACTTCGTCGGCGCTGATGTGGGATCCGGGCACGCCGTGGCTCACCGTCGCCAACGATTTGCTTGACACGATCAACTACCTGGCGCTCGACGTCGACGAGACCGGCGCCGTGATGGCCCGTCCCTACACGGCCCCACAATCCCGCCCCATCATGTGGGCGTTCACGGAGGGCGCGCTGGCGGTGCACTCGCCGGACTGGGGGCTGTCCCAGGACCTCGGGTCGGTCCCCAACCGGGTCGTGCTGACGTCGCAGGCTGACGGCGAGGAGGAGCCGCTGACGGCCGTCGCGGAGAACGACGATCCGGCCTCTGCCTGGGGCTACCAGGCGAGGGGCCGATGGATCACGCACGTGGAGGACGGCGTGGAGGCCGCCTCTCAGGCGGTCCTGGACGCGCTGGCGCAGAGGCGCCTGGTGTCCCTCGCCTCGCCGTCGGCGACGATCGAGGCGTCCTGTCTGCCGCTGCCTCTGCGCCCACTGGACGCGATTGCCTGGGACACCGCCGGGCACGCGTCGCGCGCCGTCATCCAGGAGGTGTCCATGGACCTGACCGCCACAAGCCTGATGAAGATGCACCTGCTGGAGGTGGCGGGCTGATGGCCGGCGTAGACCTCACGATGCTGCTGCGGAGGGTCGCGGACCTGTCCGCCCGGCTGGACGCGGCCCCGGCACTGCGGTGGGGCACCGTCCAGTCCACGAGCCCGCTAACGGTGTTGCTCGACGGGGACACTCAGCCGGTGGCCGGCCTGGGCGCGCTTACTTCGCCGGCGGCGGGGTCGCGCGTGCTAGTGGCCCGGTGGAATCGCCGCGGCGTCATCCTGGGCTCCCCCGGGGCGCCCGCCACCGCCATACGGGCTGATCTGGGCGGCATGCTGGTCGCCTGGGACGGCACCAAGTGGTTGCGGGTGGCGGGCGGCACGCTCGCCACGTCCCTGTCGACGTCCCTGTCGGAGACGACACTGTCTGGTGCCGCTGGCCCGCGCGGTATGGCGGCCTTGACGTTCACGCTGCCGGTGCGTGCCACGGTGCGGCTGGTCGCGTCTGCGCATGTCGTGCCGTCCGGTCTCGCCGCCGGCAGCGTCGGGATCTACCGGTCCAATGTGGCCGGCACCCGAATCGCACTCGCCAACTGGCACAGCAGGGGCTCAGCCTCGCACCAGTTCCCGCGCTGTGAGGCCGTCCTGAACCTGCCGGCAGGCTCATACGGCTACGTGATCGGTGTCGCTAGCTCTGACGGCTCGTCCTCGACCGCCGTCTACTACCCGGTCCTGTCCGCAACCTACGCATAGGAGGCATCTCATGGCTGTCCCGTCCTCGGCGGCAATTATTGCCGCCCTTAACGATCCGGCCCTGCGTGAGCGGGCGCAGGCTCTTGCCCCGCTGGCTGGCCTCACCCCGGATGAGGTGGCTGTCCGCTGGTCTCAGCTTGTGCTGGCCGCCGTCGACGACACCGGCGAGGCCAGCATCGCGTCGGTGCGCGAGTACGCGCAGGCACAGCGCGACGCCGCCATGGCAGCCGTGCCGCCCGAGCCCGGCATCAACCCGGCCGTCGTCACCGATCAGCATCTGATACACGCCATGCGCACGCTCACCGACCCGGGCGAGTAGCGCCCAGCCCGGAATCTATAGGGCCCCACGCCCCCGGTGTGGGGCCTTTCCCATACCAACAACTCAACAGAGAGAGGTAGCACATGTCTGAGCCCACGCCCGAGGAGCTGGCGATGGTCGATACCGGCCTGGAGACGCCGGCCGATGTCGCCGAGCCCGAGGAGATCACCTACGACGATGCCGGGGAGGTGGAGTGATGGCCACCGTCTCGCAGATCCTCGCTAAGGCCGCCTCTCAGATCGGCTATAGCCGTTACCGCGACGAAGAGGCCGGCACCATATACGGCCGCTGGTACGCCAAGTTGTTCGGCGCCTACTTCGGCAGCAATGGTGTGCCCTACTGCGCCATGTTTGTGTCCTGGGTTTTCAACCAGTGCGGAGAGAAATTGTTCGGCTCGTATTTCGCTTACGTGCCTTTCCTTGAGCAGGCCGCGGCGAAGCAGGGCCGCGCCGTCACCAAGATCAGCGCGCGGCCGGGCGATGTGATCACCTTCGACTGGGACCACGACGGCGTGGCCGATCACGTGGGAATTGCGGAGAAGAACTGCGGCTCCTACGTGCAGACGATCGAGGGCAACACGTCGGCCAGCGATCAGAGTGATGGCGGCAGTGTGCAGCGGCGGACTCGTAAGTGGGCGTCCGTGCACATGGCATTCCGGCCCGTCCTGTCCGGGACCGGCGCGACCACTGCCACCACTGCCCCGGCGGCGGCAGCGACGGGCAGGGCCACAACGTCGACGGATGGGCAGCTGATGCTCGACGTCGATGGCGTGCTCGGCGGCCACACGATCTCGCGGTGGCAGCAGGTCATGGGCACGCCGATTGACGGCGTGATCTCCAAGCCCTCGACGCTGGTCAAGACGTTCCAGCGCTACCTGAACTCGGTGGTGGGGGCGAAGGATCAGCACAACCTGACCGGTGCGGCCGCGCTCGACGTTGACGGCATCATGGGCGCCAAGTCGTGGAAGGTGTTCCAGTTCGTTGCCTTCAGCTGGTGCAGGCAGTACAACGCGGGCCAGTCGGTGGGGCAGTTCTGCGACGGCGTGGCGGGTACCCGCACGATCAAGTCGTTGCAGTGGATGCTCAACCGGTCCTACGCCAACTCCGGCAAGCTCATGGCGAAGAAGTGAGGACACCATCATGGGGAAGCATGTAGCACTCACCACCGACCGCACCATCCTGTCCTGGCTGACGCCCGAGCGACGCCGAGCCATCTACTCCGCCGTTGCCGCCATCCTGTCTGCACTCGCCGCCGTCGGAGTCATCACCGGCGAGCAGTCCGAGGCCTGGGCGCAGGTCGCCGAGCAGCTGTTCGCCGTCGCCGCGCTCATCCTCGCCGCCCTACACACCGGCGGGATCTACGAGGCCCCCGTCATCGGTACCCCCGTAGATGGAGACGATGGCACGCCGGTCGCAGACGCGGGCGGTGGCTCCGGTGACTGACCCGGCCATCATCACCCCGATCCTGGTCGCCGTCGTCGGCCTCGCCGGCGTCCTGGCAGGCCAGTCCACCAGCCGACGCATGCACAGAGAGGACTACCAGCTCGCCCGCCAGGGCGCCGAGGTGACCACACTGCGCGCCCTCGTCGAGTCCCTCACCGAGAGAGTCTCCTCCCTGGAG